ATCCGCAGTATCTGAAGCGAGTCTGCTGAATCGCCATTCAGCACCTGATCAATCAGACTGGGTTTGCCTCGTAAGGCGAAGTCTTCTTTCAGACTGTCATTTTGTGATCGCACCATCTCGACCAACCAAGGGTAAAACTCACCCTTTGAGAAACTCACCTCATATTCCTGATAGTCTTTTAACGCCAGACCATTGGCGACACAAATGTTCCTAAACTTCAAGAACTCTTCTTCACCATGCAAAAAGAATTCTTTGTATGCACACAGAATGGCTCCGTTGTCTCTCTCTACTTGAGAAACACTTGAGGCACAACTGTATGATAGGGATTTGTATATAGACTCGAGGGCTAGAGGGGCTTTCCACCTCAGGCCTTCTTTTCTAAATCTTCTTTTGATGAAAACCACTTCTTCTATGGTTTTCCATCGAGGGATAGATTCTCCCTTTTCTCCGCCTGTCATGACATATCCTATAATAGCTAACTCTTTAACTACATAGGCTCCATCCAAGATGGTACTTAGTTCATCCGAAGAAGAGACCACTGAATCATCACCTACTGTGACATCCATCATGTGGTCCCTAACCGGAACACTATCAGCCATCTTCAACAACCTCATAGCCTTCCTAGCGCAATATCTGCTCAGGAGGGTATTAATAACACAATTAATAAATGAGGTCACATCTAGACCACTGTTCATGCATACATTAACTAGGTAGAAGACATTTTCCATACTAAGTATCATACGGAACAATGACTCACACAATATTGCAACTATCAATATATGTTCCTGTGTATAGCCTATTTTCTCTGCCACACCAACAGCATACCTAGTAAAGAACCTGAACATAATGTCATGCATCAAGTCAAAATTCTTATAATCACCGTCTTTCATCTTAAGGAACTTCATTAGCTGTTCAGCTAACTGATCCCAATCTATAGAACCTGGATTAATAGCCAATTTAAAACCTGTAATGTGATGATTATGCATACACCAAACAACTATTGGTTTCATAAACATTTTCAAAACAGTGTTGAACTCAGCTTCTGGAACATAAAACAATCGCGTCTTAAATTCCTTCCACTTTTCCTCTGTTTGAGGCTCATCCTTCATGGTAGCTTTAGCCAACACAATAGGTACCTTTCCAGTCTTGATTATACCAATAATCTCCTCGACTCTTTTCAGATACCAATCTGCTGGTTTAAACACACCTTCAGCAATCTTCTTGAAGGCCATACTAGCAGTCCTACCCTGAAGGGTATTCAGCGGGCCAACAGATTTACTGTAATCTTTCGCATTTATTAAGTACGAATCAGGATGGCCCACAAACGCATCGTACAACGTCAAAGGCTCACAAGCATGCGGAGGCAATGGCAACTCAGCCACAGCCTCATCAACAACAAAATTCATTAGATCAATGTCTACACCAGGGAAGTGGATATGTGGAATATCCAGTCTCCTAGTAATGGGTGACACCCAACGAACTCCTTCATCATCTTCTATCTTAATCGCTTTTCCTGTCCTAGCAGGGACATATTTAGCGCAATATTGAGAAAAGATATGATGGAGACTAGTCGGATGACACGTCATCTTAAGGTCTTCCTTCTGTCTAATACAACCTAACGGATAATGAGCAGTCGACAAAACGTCTGACTCTCCATGCTCCTTAAGCCACCAGTTGGCGTCCGTATTGACCAAATTCTCATTTGTCAAAGTCGGGAAACCCTGGGGCTTGTAATCATCTAACTGAACGGGGTATAAGCTTCGTTCTCTCATCTTTTCAAAAGCCTCGTCACAGACTTTCTTAGTTAAAACGACCGCCACACCCAAACTGAAAAGCTTGGCTGTGTTTTCTAGTTTAGCTACATGAAGACCGACCACCTTACCATCCATACTGAATAGTAATTGGCCACAATCTCCATTTTCAGTCACCATGGGAGTATATTGATATTCCTCTCTTTCCGAACGTGTTATTTTAACATCACTATTCAAAATATGTGCCTGGGAACCTTGAGGTAATGCATCTTCAGCCAATCTGCCATAAATAGAATTCCAGGCACCTGATAAGTTCCCTACATAGTAGAAACACAAATCAACATTGTTCTGAAAGAAAGCATCACTTTCTGTGTACTTCACTGGAATCTCTCCAATGAAGAACATCATCCCTGTTCTATAGGGTTCCGTAGGCCACCTAAAGAAATGGGCTGGAACCGCTATAACATTCATAGCGACAAAAACACCTTTCATCATCCTATGAGCAGCTGTTTCAATAGTAACTACATGTGGCAACGTGGTGTCCGTTCTCTCTTTGCTCCCCAACCAGGGGACAATTGAGCCGAACAAGAAAGGCTGCTTAGAATGAACTGAGGGCACTCCCTCAATTATTCCATGAAGGTTGCCTTGAGCTCTCATGGTCCTATAACAGACCATACCAGCCACCGCAACTAAACTTAGCAGGCCACAAATGCCTGCACCGTACTTCTTTATAACTTCCTTGTGGTGCATGGTAAAACCATACGCCTTCTCTATCCACGTCCTATTAGGACACAAATCAACCCAATCTCCTTGGGCTTCAGAAACCGTTGAGGCGCTATCATCATCTAATGTAGCAGCCTTCTCTATTCCTAAAATCCAGGTCTCGTTAGCAAACTCAAAATGATATCTGTCCCCAGTTAAGGGGTGAATATAATTTCTCTCCATAGGGTTCTTAACTCCTGGGGTATTTGACACAAAGAACAATTCACTATCAGCCAACAAACACAACCTGTGTAAGGCATACTTAATGAATTCACTAGCGCCAGAAGGTTCCTTATAAAGGTCAACCTCCTTAACTCCAGGGGACTCCCATACGTTCATATAATCGTAATTGGGATTCGTCCTGTACTTAGAAATCTTATCCAACAAAGTAGTTTCTTCTTCATACCAATTTCGTTTTGGGGTAAAGGGCTTAGACGCTCCAGCTCCTTGGGCTGTAACAATACATTTGCAGGGCAATCGGACCCCATGTTCACATTCACAAACACAAGGCAACTCCTTTCCATGTGGACACTTCAACGTTTCCAAGCATGTGCAGGGGAGCGGCAAACCATGTTCACACCTGGGTTCTTTAACCCTCGATTTTTCCTCTGCTTCATCAAATTGCTTTCTCATATTATAGATCCACTTCATAACATACTTTCTATCCGTAGTCTTAAAGTAAACTCGTTGTACATCCAAGAAGATCGTTCTTCTATCTGTGTTGGCCATCTCGCCAACAGTGTACTCAACCAAGTTATCCTTTTTATGGAAATCAAAAGTCCGCTTTATATCGTACTTACCTTTTTCAGCTAACTTAATAGCTTCATCAGTCCAGGCACACGCAATCATCACGTATCTCCTATCCAACTTGTCAGCTCCTCCTGTAGAGGAACTCATCAAAAACTTCGTCTGATTTGTAGTGACCATAACTACCTCGGGGGCAATCAATGATCTCTCCTTCTCTTCCAGAGAAGCTCCTTCCGCTTTAACAACTGTAGTATCAACCAGAGTTTGCAACAAACTCAAAGTTGGAACAGCACATTTCTCATCTAAAGTTTGAAAAGCATCATTAATCAGCACGACCAACGTCATGGACGGCTGAATCTGGTGGGGCGAATCCAATTGATAAGATAAAGTTATCGTATAATCCTCAGGAATCTTGTGCTTAGCACGCACCTGATCTTCTACGCCCTTAACCATCGTGGTCTTTCCACAACCGGAAGGGCCTTGGATAATCATACCAAAAGGTTTCGGTCTAACTGTACTAGAATTCTTTCTAATGAAGTTAATCTCCTTTCTCAAGCCTAGAATAGCTCCAAGAAGAGCAGGATTCGACTTAACTTCAGGGCTACTCAAACTAGCAACACACTGGTCTGAAAGCCTAACAGCATCTTCAAAAAACTTTGGATCTCCTTGCATTAGATTAGCTCTATTTGGTCCCGTCAGGACCACCATAGTCTTCTCTATCAAAGCCAATCTTTCCATCCCTGGGTCTCCACTCAGGAGATCCCAGAGATTACCTGACTCAATGTAAGCATTAATTCTGCCTGTAGAAAATTTAATGAACTCCATAAAACTCTCAAACATCGTCATCTCGTCAAAGATAGACAATGTCGCAGTTTTAGTTTCAACCATAGCTTCTCTCAAGCTTTGTGGCAACTTCGAAAAAATAGTCGACATGTAGAACAAAGATAAGAACTTGCCCATCTTTGTAAAAATGGGAGACTTATCAATTGTCCCTTGAGCAGTTCTGGTGAACTTGTCAGTCACAAATTCCTTAGCAGTTACAATAGCATGTAAACCTGACCTACCAAACGCGTAAACGCACTCAGGTATCAGCAATAGCTGTCCCACAGCTAAAGACACATCTAAAATATTATTTGCTATAAAGGCTCTCACCAATTGTGTAACACTAACTATGACTTTCAAAAAAGAAAACACGTCGAAAGCTATCTCTAATTTTTCTTTAAAACCATCAATGGTTTTAGCCAATTCAATGTAAACTTCCATCATAGGCGAAAAGTTCTGCAACTGGCTAATAAATCCAGTATCTGGAACAAACGCTCTCTTAGGCTTATCGTCTCCTTGAGTCACTCTTTTTAACTCTGGAGTAAACCTATCTATACAAAAGTTGACAGCGTGTCTGTCATGACAAATTCCTCTAAAGGTTTCTCTCCAACAATGTGGAACTTCATCCTTCAATGACTCATACATTTCTTCACTAGAAACGTCTCTAATCATTCTCAAAAGAAAATATCCTTCAAATTTTCGTCTACACACAACCTGGTAACAGAAATGGCCCCACGCCGATGGGGAACACTTCTTAACAGGTCTAGCATTCAAATCTCTCTTACGCTTAGATCTTATATCGTTCTTTGCATCAAATGGCTCGGAACCTTGTGGTAATCTATGCATAATGGCCAACCTGTCAGCTCTAGCTGACTCAGGTTCCATATGCAACCAGTCTTGGTACACGTGAATCTTCCTCACGACATACAAATCTGCGTCCGCATCTTGTTCTACTCCAGTCTGGTCACACCAGGCTGCGAATAGTCTGTCTTTAGAAAATACGTCTGTCGGACAAAACTTGTCGTATTCTGGAAAATACATTCCGTATACTCCATTTCTCGTCCTCTGGGTCCATTCCCATCTAGTCGTCTGGTCTTCGCTATTCATATAGTTAACCTTAGCTATTACGTGGTTAGCATCTCCCGGTCTCATAAGGAAATCACTATAAACTCCACACATAAATGCTTTGTTCACATCATCAAATCCAACTACACTAAAGTTATTCAAACTAGCTTTATGTACTTGGGGTAAAGGGGCAAGCCCAGGGAGGTCATACCTCCCCGGACCTGGTATATCTATCCACGTCAAAGTAGCTCCAAGAACTGTAACTTCATCAACATCTAAAATGCTATTTCTCCTCCTCTTAAAACTAATTGGGGGATAAAGCATTGGGTGTCTGACTAAATCAAATGTAGGGGTCAACTGAGATATAGACACCTGTTGTGGACCTCTAAAAACCTCACTGGTCTCTCGAAGCTTCTTAACACCTCTAGGTGGTTCATCTCCTTGACACATTCTTTTGTAGAAATACTGTCTAGAAGACAACCTAAGTCCAAATTTCCTGAACCTGCATCTTCTAAAGCATCTCACAAGGGGGTCTGGCCCTACTTTGTTAGCTCTTCTCCACTCTCTAAAAGCAGTGGAGGAATTGTATACCTCTTGAGCCAGAAACACATTGTGGTCTACTAGATATAAGTAGTTAATTCTCTCTATGCCATAATAATGGACTTCTGACCTTCTACCATAAGCACACTCCTGTGACATCATTGGTAAGCCGTCACGGCCTCGGGTGAAAAGAAATCTTTCATTCTTTTCATTCACTTGACACATGAACTCACATGGTCCTCGTCTATCGTCGTACAGACTACTCCAAACATCTAACAATGTCCAAGTCTTCTTAACACTTCCCAACTCATGGAAAGTCTCTAGCAACGCCTGATCAATAGCATAGTCACCATCTTGATCTACAATGGCTTTTCGGATACGTACCTCCGGTGGGTAGAATTTGTTGTTGTTGTTGTTTTTACTGTTGTTTACTAATTGTATTGGTAATTTCAGTTGAACAGTCTTCCTTGGCGACTCATAAAGTCCCAAAGGCACGCTAAGGCTCGTTAACTGCCTCCTAATCGTTTGTTCCACCATGTTACTGGTGGCGACTGGGCGTGGGTTTTGGTTGGGGGCTCGTGACCGAGCTGGCAAAATCGTAATGTTAGGGGGTAATATTGGGTTTTGTTTTTGTCTGGTTATGTACCAGATCCAACACGAGAAAGGGGTATGATCTCGCCCATAAATAATATCTTGAATTAGTTAGTATCATAGTCACACATTTAAGTGCAGCTAAATACAATGTATTATGCCGGTTTCTCACATTCTCGGTGAGGTGGACGGAATTAATAAAACGCTTCCTATCGGGCAGCGTCCCGTCGTGCACTGAAGCACCTGGTCAATGATGACCTCGAACGAAGATAGTGTTTCGAAAACACAAAAACTTAAACGCCTACAACCACTATATACCGACTCACGTCGTCAACCATAGTGGGGGCAATAAACAATTGTACTGTTGGTTACCACAGTATAGGATATATCAAGTCCTAAATAATTTCTATCAAATTAATAAACTTCAAAAAAAGTTGTTTGATACACACAATCAGATAAGAGAACACCGTCTCTTAAATCATTAGTGTAAAAAGAAGCGCAAAGCGCTC